TGTAGTTAGATGTATTTACAACACCTACTATAAATTTATATACGTTACCAGTGCCAGTTGCTGCAGGCAATGTAAATGTACATGCCGCATTGCCACCGACTTCTGCCATACTTAATGTTTTACCAGCATGTGCTGCTTGAGTAATTGCGCCTGTTGCTGTAAGAACCACTTTGCCTTTAGTAACAGTAGCTGGAGTTGAATGACCAGTTATAGCAAGAGTGCCGCCAACCGCAGCATTACCAGTGACAGTTAAATTATCTGCAATAGTTGTTTCAGATGTCGTGTGGCCGATTGTAACTGCAATGCCTGAGTTCTCAGTGGCTATTTTCATAGCACCAGTTGTGTTTGTTAAGAATGAGTTTGTTCCGTCATGGAACAGTGTCATATCTCCACCAGTACCTAATCTTACCTTATCACCGTCTGGCATAAGGAAATCGCCGTTAGCATCAGTTATAACAGCTTTAGAAGCTGCAGTTGTTCCTGCAACTATATTCTGTAATCTAAGAGCGCCTTGAGCTATAGTAGACCAATATGAACCTGTCCATATAAGTTCAACTGATTCCCATTGTGCTAGTATTGCAATTTGACCATCATCACCGCCATTGAATTTAGCACCTGTAATTGTAACTGCGCCTGTATTAATGTTAACAAATTTTTTAATTTGACCAGCAGTTGCTGTAGCAGGAAGAGTACATGCTACTGCAGAACTTGCATTATGAATTGTTAATGGAATAAGCACAGAAGCAGTAACAGTTGTACCTGTTAATGTTTCTGAAGTATAACTTAATTTACTATTAACAATAAGAGAACCAGTACCTTTAGAAGCTAGTGATAACGATATGTTTGCATCTCCACCTACAGCATTTAAAGTCGGTGAACTGCCAGTAGCAGCATTAGTTAATTCTACATGGTTAACAGCAGAAGATGTTTGTTGAAATACAAGTTGTTCGTTACCAGCTGCATCTGCTATAAAACCTGCATCAGCAATTTTTGGTGTAGTAAGAGTAGGAGCAGTAAGTGTTTTATTTGTAAGTGTTTGAGTATGCGCATTAAATGTAAATTCATCATTGCCTGTTAGCAATGGAAGTGTAACAGTTCTATCTGCTGCTAATTCTGAAGCAGCAAATATATATTGATGATTAGAAGATGTATCTTGTATCTGAGGTGTAGTAAGTACAGCAGATGTTAATGATTGTGTGCCACCTGTAAGCTGAACTGTTCCTGTTGCATCAGGAAATGTAATAGTTCTATCAGCACTTGGATCTGTAAATGTTAATGTAGTTTCAAAATCATTAGCACTCGCACCTTCTGCAACTATTGTATTATTACCAAACTGCATATTAGTAGTAGCAGTAACGCTGTCACCACCTAATATAGTATAAATTTCTGTAAAGTTAGCATTAATCTTAGTACCGGCATTACGCATTGTATCGCCCGTATTATCGTTAGCTGCTGTACCTGTATTTACTGTTTGTCTTGCCATTATTCTAACCTATGAGTTGTAACTATTTATACGCTTTATTATGCGGAATCTGTATAATAACTGAATTCGTCTGCATCAAACCTTGTTTGTGTATTAGAGAATCTGATATTACCACCGACAACAGCATCTGAATCTGCATCAAATGTCTGGCTATTAATTCTAGCAGCATCAACAAGATTAGCAAATGTATTGTCTAGATAACCAAGTGTACCAAATTGATTAATTGAGAATGCACCATAATCAGAATCAATTGATGTATCATCATCCACTGTGCTGAAGTCTCTTGTTGCTGTAACATCGCCTGTAACCAAACCATAATCCACAATGTTTCCAAATGGTGGACGTAGATCAACAACATTACCAGCTGAATCATTAAATTCGCTGATGAATACATTGTTAAAGTCGATACGATACGAACCTTCGTGTGTAGAACCGTCTGAATCGTATAGTTTCTTAGTTTTACCAATAATACCAGATAGATCTTGACGTGCAAATGGTGCAGCACTGGCAAGGCCTACAAACTGTGCATCTGGTAGAGCTTCAGGTACACTGATTGGCATTAGATCAAAACTAATATCATCATTAGCTGTTGCTATTTGCACTTCTGCTCCAACAAACATACCAGCTGGATGTGCAAAAAGTTTATATAAATCTAACCATTCATTTGAAGCAATACCTAGTTTTATAAGTATTCCCCAAAACTGAAATATTGTAGGATCAGTAATTTTTAATCCTGACTCTGGACCAATGTTACTGCCTACTTTCATTAAAAGATCTTTACCATATATTATTTCTGGTGTTACTCCAAAAAATAATTTAAAGAATCGTTCGATACCGAACTTAGTACCTTTTGAACGGTAGAAGTTATTTGAAAGTTCTGCACCACTACGTTGATCTAATGCACCTTCAATATAGTTTTGACCTAATAAAAGTTCGTCTTCTATTAATGTAAGATTTGCTTTTGAAGTCTGAGGTATATCTCGAACTGTCGGCAATGTTTTAATTTGATTACCAAAATTTCCACTTGCATCAAGATCTTTATAATACTCTTCAAGTAAAGTAATAAGCTTTGGATTATCTTCTCTAAACCATTCAGGCAATGCCTCAGCGATTAGACTTCCTGTAAAATCTAGTTCGCGTCTTCCTATATCTGAAAGGGTTTTATCTGTCATTTTTAATTTTCAGCTTCTGTTGTAACTGCAGAAATATTACTTATTGGTTCGTCATACTTAATTATGTTTTGTCTCTCAGGAGCAACAGCACTTTGATTTGCAGGTGTTACTGATATTTTAATATTAGAAGTACCACCAAGTAAACCTGTCGGCCTAAATGCAACAATACTTAATACTCCGGTTGAAGTATTAAATGATCCAATATTATCTACAATAACTGTGTTTGTTCCTGATTCTACAACTTGTAATTTATTAGTAGCTACATTTTCTCTTTGTTCGTTTAGAATTCTACATGGGTTTCCATCTACTAAAAATATACTACTTCTTACTATCTGATCATTATCATTGGGTACAGCTTTGGCTGCTGGTACAGCAATCGCAGAAGGATATGTAAGTGTAAATGAATTGAATATATTAATCGTCGGAACAATTCTTTGTTGCATTCTTATAAGAGCTCTTGATGAAAGTATAGCAGGGCTAACTTCATCAACTAATGTAAGTAATGCAGATCTTCTAAATGATTTTTCAAACTTACCGGTGTTCGCAGTAAAATATGCTACAATTGCTGCTTTTACAGAATTAGTAATAGCATTTATAGATAGCGATGTTAAGTTAGGATTGATCTGGTAGAATAACTGAGTCTCAATAAATGTTTCGACTGGATCAGCAAACTCTACATTAAATGATATCACAGCAAGTTGTTTAACAAGATCTATTATTGAAGCTTTAGTTGCAGCCTGTGTAACAGCAGTCACGTCAGCTTCAAAATCGATTGCTGAAAACACAGTACCAAACTTAGGCTCTGGATTATCTTGACCGCCCCAGGATATAATATCGTTAATCAGTGTAGAAAAGTTTCTGTTTATAATAGCAGTATAATCTTCGGGTGTAACCATTCTATTTTGAGATGCATATTGAAATGGTGCATTCGTACGAATCGAAGCAATTGTTTCTTTATCATCACCGCCAATAGCTGCCGCAGTTGTTGTAGCAGTAAGAGTTCGGGCAGAACCAAGTACAGTCACAGTATCAGTTACAATAAATCCTTTTGCTGTGTTTGCATCTGCACCTTTCGTAGAAAGATATTCTACAGTAATTGAGTTACCGGCTGCAGGTGCCAGACCAAGAATTCCGTTACCACCAAATGATAACTGATAGAATCCGTTAGGAGCTTCTTTTAAAATGTAAATTGTAGAATTAGCAGATATAGTAGTAGCTGCTGTGATATTAGTGTATATATCACTAGTACTTCCATCTATTACTCTTACAATAGCAGTGTCAGCATCAAGTGTTTTGTCTGGAATCATATAGACATCTGCTTCATTAAACTCACCGACATTAAATGTTTTTGTTTTTAATGTGCCTTCGAATATTGGAATAGCAGTAGAACCATCTGCTGTTTTAAATTGATATAAACCAGTGCCATCGTCAGCCGCAGTATGAACTTCTCTTGTTTGAAATGTAAATGTGATATCATCAACACTCGATGTAAATCTAGTATTAATAGGAAGATCAATTGTTGCTGGCCGTCCAGTAACACCGGTAAGGTTCATTGTAACTCCGACAGTGGCTTTTGAAGATGTCATTGTATCTGGTACATAACCGATACCAGTCGCAAGTGACACAACACTTGATCGAAGTTGAGCTGTACCAAGAAAGCTTTCATTCAATGCAAAATTAGTTGTTAGTCCATTGATATGTGTATTGTATGCAAGAACATCTAGAATATTTGAAAGACCAGATGCTTCAAAATCATAGTCAGAGAATTCCGATGTATTTTGTAAATACGTTTTAAGATTAGATTTTATATTTGCAAAGTCTAATGCGGTTGAATTAATTGTTGTTGCCATGTTATCTTAGCCTCGCAAGCGTACTAGTAAATTTTACTAATTCTTCTGTGTTTATTACTCTAAATTCTATAGTTACTTGTATAGAATTTCTATCTGGGTTTGCAATTGCAGTAACGTTCAGTGCCTCTGCTCTTGGTTCAAATACATTAATAGCATGTCTACAGCTTTCTTCAATATCTTCTTCAGAATCGTCATCAGCAAGATCAAATAATAAATCTCTAAGATTAGCTCCGAATCTTGGTTGAAAAGGTTTTTCAAAATAATTTGTAAGCATCAAGTTTTTAACTGCCTGCTTTACTGCTGCTGCATCTGTCTTCTTAAAAATTTCTCCACTTGGTTTAATTGCAAATGTAAGATCTATATCCTTATATACTTTAGCACGAGCTCCGATAATAGAACTTGATCCTAACCTTACGTCTTCTGCTGATAGTTTAGTGGCCATTATTATCTCTCTTATTTACCTTTATTTATAACAGTTTTATTAATTATTCATAGCATAAACAAACCATGCATCGGATTTCCATGTTACAATTGTCTTTTTATCATAACCTCCACCGGCTTTAATTGCACCTAACATATCAAGATGCATTGTGAAATTACCCATATAATCTTTAGACATACCACCTGCTAAAATACCATTTGCCTTTGCTGCTTTTAAAAATTTACTCATTATAGCTTGGTCTTTTACATTTGCAGTACTCAATAATCTACCGTCTTTAGTCAGTGTAATATCAGCTGCTAAACCTGTGTCATGCCTAAATGAACCAATTCTTCTTCCATCTGATCCAGGTTGCCTGCCGCTTGTAATTGTAATAAGATCAATCTCAGCTGATGCAGCTGCATTACTTAATGCTTCTTCAAGAGCAGGTTTTATTTTTTTATCTCTTATTTGTCCGACAATATTATAAACTATTAAACCAGCTGTGGCTATTGGCTCTTTGCGAGTTTTTGCAGCAAATGATTCAGCTATTTCAACTAAATCAGTGTTACTTAATACTTTATTATTAAAACGGCTTTCTAATCCCATTAATGGAGTTGAAATAAATTTAAAATCATTATCAACTTCAGGCATTGTTACAATGATTTGAGAATGTAAAAATTCTCCAATGTTATCATAGTTTAGTATTACTTTATCATATGCAAATAAAGAACTTGCAAGCCTAGTAGCAAATTCATATGAAGCTACGAGATCAGTTTTAATAGATTCATATGTCGCTCTACCATTTGGAGTTCTGTACATTGCATATGAAACTGCTCTACCAGTTTGTGCAAGATGTGGTATAGATCCTTCTTTCAAATTTTCGGATGGTTCTTTTATATAAACGCCTTCTTCAACTGCAAGATGATAATCATTTGCAAACTGTGGAGTATTCTTTGCAAATTTAATTACTTCGGCTTGTAGCACTAATTGTTTTGCT